TTAGTGCTTCCCTTCTATTAAGTCTAACCTAGCTTTTATCTTATCCATTTCTCTGCGCTGCCATGCTGCCTCGATATAGAATAAGAGATCAGGTCTGACCCCCCATCTAGATCCTGCTGGCGTTATTTCAACGCGCTCAATGATGTCTTCTATTACCATCACTGGATTATCATCCTCATCAACAATGATGCTCCCGTCATTATCAGTCAGCGGCATTTCCCTTTGGCCAGTAATGACGTCATCATATACTGCGGGATAATCGTCATAGCAAAGAAAGGCATAGCGGCATGTTGTGCTTTCTTCTTCCATGAGTCCGTGAGAAATAAGAACATCACGAAGTTGCTGCGCGATTACACCATGATGTATCCTCGCCCCTTCTTCCCCCTTTATAGCGACAGCGTTCAGCCATTTATAAGCGATATACCTGACGTCACCCCAGGCATCCAGCAATGCTTCGTCAGGAGAGACCGGCTCTGTCTTTAATGTTCCGTCACTGGTAACCACAGGATTGGAGCCAAGATAAACTATCGAGAACCTGTTTCCCGGACCACCAAGAGCATTTACATTATCAAGATAAGGTTTAACATCTCCGTTCTCAAAAAGATGTTCGAGTGCGTTATATACCGCGCGACGTGGAGTACTGCTTCTGGAACCATGCAACGTTATCATTGCACCATCTGCTGAAGACGTTGTTTCACCGCCGCTAACGATTAATCTCTGAGCGGTAACATCATCAGACGGTACTTTCTTCGCAATAATGGCGTAATTACCCTCAAGTTTGACTTCCGCGCGAACTTGTCCTGATGTACCTGCATGGACAGTCAGTGACTGGACGGCAACATCATCTGTGAAATCAACGGGTACAGGAACCGTCCTCACGCCTGACGTCGACATAAAAGTAGGAAGCGTTCTGTTAGGAGTGGCTCCGTAGACAAAATCCCTTGAAACAAATTCTTCCTGTTTAATTTTCACCCTGAAACAATACAAATCAGCCGGGTGACCATCGTGAACATAAGGATATTTTCTGTTGTTATCCCCTATGCTCCATGGGTTTAGAAAAGTCTTCCCCACCGAAAATGTAGTACAGCCAGTTGTCTTTGATACAAACTGAACCAACACCAACCGCAGAGTTAACTATTCCGCCCTGATAAATCTGATCAGTAACATTAACCCACTCTACATTATCCAGACTCCACTCATTGACGTTAACTCTGGTCATAAATGTTCTTGGATAATTTCCTGCATAACGGTTATCAGGTTCTCCTCCTTCCCACTCACCAAATGCGCGCTCACTGCCAAAAATAACCAGCTCATCGCCAACTTTGGCAAAAGGAAGGTTTGAGTGATGAACATTATTTGGGAAGCGAAGAGAATTCCATGATGTACCTAAATCAGAGCTTCTGTGCAATGAACTACCGGGTTGAGTACTTAATGTCCCCCTGGTCGTCAGATACAGAATGCCATCATAATATTTTACACATGGCTCAGATGCATTCGCCTCATATTCTGCAGGTATGCGTCTGCGAACAAAGCTACCAGGAGAACCGAAAGCATCAGAGAAATAGAGTATCCCAAGCTCGCGTGGACCAATATCACCATTATGGTAGCCAACAGCAAAACTGTTATCGCTAATCGTCGCAAAACTGTGAATCTCAGTAACAGGAGTGCTTCCGTCAACAAAAGAAGGAATAGTTCCAAGACTGGTTTTTCTCCATGGTGACGAGTGAAATGATGTGCCAAAACTCCAGTATCTACCCTCGTTATTCTGATCCACATCCTGGGTATTTTGCGTCGTAACTGTAAAGGTATTTTTATCAATAACAGTAGTCACCGTCATATTCCCGGTAACATCTGTAACACCAGAGTTTGAGAAGTTGACAAAATCACCAGCAAATAATCCGTGATCAGTAATGCGAATATAAGCGACTTGCTGATTTGCTGCTTTCGTTATACCACCATAAACGCGAAGGCTGCGACTCATTGGGCGATCCCACAACTCTGCAACCTGCAGTTTATTTCCTCTCACGGTCCGCGTCTCAATTACAGCAAAAAGGCGATTTCTGACAACCCCCATACTCATGCAGTGATAGTTAACTGTGGGATAGTTTTCATGTAAATCTGTAAGCCATTCCGGCGTTGTCCAGGTCTTCCCGTCATCTCCTGAGCGAACCCATGCAACATGGAGGTTATTTACACCATGGCGGTCTCCAGCCATAAAAGGCGCATAGATGACATTGTCATATACAAACATTTTATCCTGCGTCCAGGCGTTGTACCACGGTGTATCTGTAATTTTAAATAACTCTCCCTGGATAAAATCTTCAGAAGCATAAAAAAGAGGCTGACCCGGTATTCTCTCAAATAAAAAACGAGCATTTTTAAATCGACTGACATCTGGAAGAGTTGATACTTTAAAAGTAAGCCCTCGCCCATCTATCTTTTCACCACCTGTTGCAACAGAAAGTAATTCTGATAGAGCTGATGTATCATCATGAACACCATCACCAATAGCCCCCCAACCTCTTACATCATAACTGTCTCTCCATCTTGCTATCTGAAGTTTTGGGTATTTATTCGCTCCATCTGGGTCTTCTAATTGCTGCCGTAGTTGATCAGGGTCATACTTCAGCACATTAGGAAAATAGAACTGCTGCGCACCATACGCATCATAAACAGCCATAGAATGGCCTTGCACGGTAACGAATTTGGCAATCTGTCCGTTATATACAGGATATCCAGCAGCGTTAATGATTATTGGTTGCGAAACAGGAACGTGAGAACCGTCTTCATTCTCCACATAGACCTGAATCTGGTTTTCTGGATTTACAGGATCAGTGTCAATTTTACCGATATAAATTTTGCCATTAGCTACGGCTTTAAAAGAACGCGCCATAGTGAAGAGTTGCGAAGGCATCGATACGATCACATTGGCTGTAATGTCTCTCATTTAATTTGCTCCAGACACAAGGAATCGCCGCAGCATGGCTACGGTGAATTTTGGGCATAAAAAAACCCAGCCGAAGCTGGGTCGTTGCGTTGGTTATCTGTCAGTAGTTATGTACTGAAGGAGGTAATTCTTTATTCTTAAGTCTCATCCATGCGGAAAGATTCGTTGGTCCGTCTGGCTCATTAATATCAACATCTCGTGTATGGTTGATTAAAACATCTCTCGCCATATCGATAATACGGGAGAACTCATAACCGCAGTCATGACATCTGCCGGAATAGTTCGATTGAATTTGTTTTAATGCCGGATACAGTTCGCGGAATAATGCCTGTGAGCGGTTGGCATAATCCCATAACCATACAAGGCTGTTTGCTTCTTTTGCAGAAAGCTCGTTGGTTTTCTTCTCTTGTTTGCCGATGAACTCACCTTCAAGCACTACCCTGTGGATGTACTCTACGGCCAGCGGGATTTGTTCAATTGAAAGTTCATCAATGCTGTCAATACCAAAACGCTGATGAACCATATTGTATGCATCGTCATAGCGAAGTCCTTTCTTTCCTACCAGCATGTTTACTGCATCTCGTAGCGGTGTGCGTTCAGCTACTGAAGTTTTACCGCCAATAGCTTTCCTCTCTTGTGTGGCAGTAACCATTGCGTCATATGCACGGATAACCTTCAGCGCAAAGGCTGCGCTAATCCACATGGCGTAGGAGTAAACAAGCTCCTTGCACACGTAGGTGCCTCCGTAGCGACCCTTCTTAGAGTCCATTGGCTTCTTAATCTGCGATTCTGAAGAATTAAAGTTATCGCCATTTTTAAATACACACATCTGTGTATTTAGAATTTCTTGAACTAACTCATTGGTTTGTTCGAGTCGCAGCCACGCCGCAGGCTCATGACGACGCTCTTTACCTGATGCCTTGTGCAGGTCATTAAGCGAGTAACGCCCCTCTGAATCCATATGAATCTTGACGTCTGAAATGGTGATGCTGTTAGTGCAATTTAATGTTGACTTTGCTAAACTTGTCATATCAATAATTCCTATCTGATTTGTTGATACCGAAGCCCCGACTGTTCCAGCAGTTGGGGCTTCAACTTTTTAGGCTGCGAATAAGACGCTTCACTATTTCTGAATTTAAAGACCTGCCCTCCTCCTTAGCCTTTTCCTTCAATTTTTCTTTAATCTCTGGCGGGATACGAATCCCTAATGGAGCGATGTCTCTAACTTTCATTTCCACCTCACTTGCTACACCGTGATAACTAAATACTACACCGTGTTTATTTAAAGTCAAAAATTTTTTGCCTACACTGTGTAGCTACGCACAGCGTGCAGGAGGAGAAATGAAAGGTGCAAGAGATATCAGTCCATTGGGGATTAGGATTCCAGACTATTTAAAGAAACGCATTCAGCAAGAAGCGGATAAAAACGGCAGATCAATGAACTCAGAGATCGTGCTTATCCTTCAAAAACATGTTGATAATCTTGATGGCTCTCGCTCACTTGAAGGATTCGCTAACCAAGAAGCTGATAAATTCAAAGAGGCGCTACTTGAGACGCTAAAGACCATGTATGCTAAGGATGAAAAATAATGCTGCACACAATTCATTTCTTATGCCCCGTTAACACTGCCACTGTTGGGCAACTTCAGAACCACTGTCTCACCGCATTATCTCAAGGCGCAACTGAATTAAATATCCATATATCAAGTCAGGGAGGGGAAACTGCCGCTGGCTTTACTGCGTATAACTTTCTTAAGTCACTCCCTGTTACCGTTAGAACTCACAACATAAGCAATGTTGAATCCATAGCTAATATCGTTTTCCTGGCTGGCTCAGAACGTTTCGCAAACCCATTATCAAGATTCCTGTTACATCCTCTATTATGGTGCTTTGCCTCCCCAGCCGCCGACCATGCCAGATTGAGAGAGTACGGGAAATGCCTCGATAACGATCTTGATCGCTTCGTTGAGACGTTCAATATCGACATCGGAACCCATATTAGGTGGGCATCCCTGATAGCAGACTCGACCATTTTGGATGCTAACAAGGCTCTTGAGCATGGCATAATTAATTCCATAAAAACTGCAAGGCTGGCATCCAATCAGGCAAACTGGTGGGTTGTTTGATGGGTAAATCATGATTACTCCTTATAAAAAACCCACCTGACGGTGGGTTAATTTTTACCTTTTTTGGACCATATTGACTACTCATAAAATGAGATCAATATTTAATCGCCCAATAACGGGTGCATGTTGAGGTATATCATGGCGAAAAAACCAGGTGAAAACACAGGAAAAAACGGCGGAATATACCAAGAAGTTGGCCCACGCGGCGGTAAGAAAGACAATTTTGCCACCGTCAAGGACAACGAAAGGCTTCCACCAACAACAAAGCCAGGTCATGGCTGGGTATTGGATAAGCGAACTCCAGACAGCAAAAAGTAATAATCAAGCCGGGTCACTCCGGCTTTTTGATATGTCGCTCGCAGAACTCAACAAGCCTGCTCATTAAGTAGCAGTAAGTCTCATTGGCTCTTCCTGGTTCAACATCAACACCGACCCTTGAGCAGATATCGAATGCCATGTGAGCGCACTCATGGGCAATAGTAGATAGTTTGCCATTGAACACACCTATCACATGCAAAACACCATTCTCGCTGCTCATTGTATGAGACGCTCCGTTGGCATCCGAGTCCTGCACGTCAACGCCAAGTTTTTGATGCAGGCGTTGCCATTCTGGAAAGTCTCTACAACACACAATTGTACCGCTCTCAAAGAGCGGAACGAGCATCTTTGGTACGTTTCCAATGTTAACTTTTTTCATGGTATCCTGCTCAAAACTAAGGAGGTTGGTGTGCTTGAATGGTTTCTGTTGGCTGCATTAGTCGTTTCTGGTTTGGTGTATGAGTATCGAATGCACTCTCTAACAAAAAAAATAGGAATTCTAGAAAACGAATATTGTGCTCTCAAATCCTCACTGGAACGTGAGCAAGGGGACTTAAAAATCTCTCTGTCTAGCATTGAGCGTTCTATAGAGAGCTTAGAGGATAAGGTTGATCGTATAAAGAATGAGGATATTCATGATATTAAGGACGACATATCCTTCTTAAAATCTTGGTTGAAAAATGTTGGGAAAATTGCCACATCAACACGAGATAAGCTCAATCCATCCATGGATGACTAATTACTCCTGTGCCATTCCGCTTAGCGATGCCACAATTCCAGCTCTTGCTAAACGCTGGAACTCTTCGTTTCCTAGTGCCTCGCGTATTGCTTTTACGGCGGCCTTATTTGCCATAAATCTGCGTTCCGCCGCCGCTAATGCGCCATCACTTGCCCCAACCTTAACTGCCTTTGTTGCCTCTTGAACAGCCTTTTCAATAGCGTAACGACCGCTTCTAGTTGCGGATAATTTCGCTATCGCTCCTTTTGCCATTGCATCAATTGCCCCACCTGCAGCGCCACCCGCTATTGCTCCAATAACGCCTCCTCCAGAGAACCCTGCGATAGTGCCAGTAGTTCTAAAAGCGCCAGACAATGCGCTCTCTAAAACTGGATGAAGGCCATTCTCAAGAGTGCTAATGGCTGGCATAGATCGCCCTGTCTGTTCAACATATCGAAGTGGCTTTGTTGCTGCTCGTGCAAGTTCTCCGTATGAACTTGTAATCCTGCCAAGTTCTGGAGATGAACCGCCCCGGGAATCCTGGAGACTAAACTTCCTGAGAAAGAGGTAAACAGGATGACTAAAAATACTCGTTTTTCCCCCGAAGTCCGTCAACGGGCAGTCCGTATGGTTCTGGAAAGTCAGGGCGAATATGACTCACAATGGGCGACAATTTGTTCCATTGCTCCAAAGATTGGCTGTACGCCGGAGACTCTGCGTGTCTGGGTTCGCCAGCATGAGCGGGATACCGGGGGCGGTGATGGAGGGCTCACCACCGCTGAACGTCAGCGTCTGAAAGAGCTGGAACGTGAAAATCGTGAACTGCGCCGCAGTAACGATATCCTTCGCCAGGCTTCCGCTTATTTTGCGAAGGCGGAGTTCGACCGCCTCTGGAAAAAATGATGCCACTGCTGGATAAGCTGCGTGAGCAGTACGGGGTCGGACCGCTATGCAGCGAACTGCATATTGCCCCGTCAACGTATTACCACTGTCAGCAACAGCGACATCATCCGGATAAACGCAGTGCCCGTGCGCAGCGCGATGACTGGCTGAAGAAAGAGATACAGCGCGTATACGATGAAAATCACAAGGTATACGGTGTGCGTAAAGTCTGGCGTCAGTTGTTACGGGAAGGTATCAGAGTGGCCAGATGCACTGTGGCACGTCTCATGGCGGTTATGGGACTTGCCGGTGTTCTCCGGGGTAAAAAGGTCCGTACGACCATCAGCCGGAAAGCCGTTGCCGCAGGCGACCGCGTAAACCGTCAGTTCGTGGCAGAACGACCTGACCAGCTGTGGGTGGCTGATTTTACTTACGTCAGCACATGGCGGGGCTTCGTCTATGTGGCGTTCATCATTGATGTGTTTGCCGGATACATCGTGGGGTGGCGGGTCTCATCGTCCATGGAAACGACATTCGTGCTGGATGCACTGGAGCAGGCGTTATGGGCCCGTCGACCGTCCGGCACGGTCCATCACAGTGATAAAGGTTCTCAGTATGTATCGCTGGCCTACACACAGCGGCTTAAGGAAGCCGGATTACTGGCATCAACAGGAAGTACAGGCGACTCGTATGACAACGCGATGGCGGAGAGCATCAATGGTCTTTACAAAGCGGAGGTAATACACCGTAAGAGCTGGAAAAACCGTGCAGAAGTGGAACTGGCCACACTCACGTGGGTGGACTGGTATAACAATCGACGATTGCTGGAAAGGCTGGGCCATACTCCTCCGGCAGAAGCAGAAAAAGCTTATTATGCTTCCATCGGAAACGATGATCTGGCAGCCTGAGTTCACAGATAAAACACTCTCCAGGAAACCCGGGGCGGTTCACTATCTTTCCATTTGGTGGGTGGGTATACAATTCTGATGGAAGCAAAGACAGATTTGCATATTACACCAGAGGAGGTGCGTATAAACTAACCAAATCAGAATATGATTTAATTATTTAGCACAGAGAAGCACTGTGTATTCATTCCAACGAGTGAATACACGGAGCAATGTCGCTCGTAACTAAACAGGAGCCGACTTGTTCTGATTATTGGAAATCTTCTTTGCCCTCCAGTGTGAGGGCCTTTTTATATGCATACCAATAACGCTTCACTCGAGGCGTTTTTCGTTATGTATAAATAAGGAGCACACCATGCAATATGCCATTGCAGGGTGGCCTGTTGCTGGCTGCCCTTCCGAATCTTTACTTGAACGAATCACACGTAAATTACGTGATGGATGGAAACGCCTTATCGACATACTTAATCAGCCAGGAGTTCCCAAAAATGGATAAAACACTTATGGCTATCCAGACTAAATTCACTATCGCCACTTTTATTGGCGATGAAAAGATGTTTCGTGAAGCCGTAGAAGCCTACAGAAAATGGAGGTCAAAATGATTCCGGTAGAACTGGCGAAAACTCCAGAGTTAAGTCGATTAAAAAGAGAATATCACATTGCTGAGGCTCGTTACTGGCGTAAAGCGGGAGATAAATCAAAGAAACAACTTTGTTTATGGCAGGCGCAAAGAGAGCGCATGAATGAGCGCGAATTTCTTTCCTGCCCATCCGAATTACCATTCTGAGGCAAATTATGGGAACTGCGACATTAATACTCGGTGAATCTGGCACCGGAAAATCAACCAGCATGAGAAATATCAATCCAGAGGAAGCAATACTTATAAAACCAATAGGCAAGCCGCTACCATTTAAATCAAAAGACTGGCTTGCATGGGATGCCAGAGCAAAAAAAGGAACCGTAGTTACCACTGACAAATGGGACGTAATAGTTGCTGTAATTAAGCGTGCTCACGAATACGGAAAAAGAATCGTTATTGTTGATGACTTCCAGTATGTGATGAGCAATGAGTTTATGCGCCGCTCAGAAGAAAAATCGTTTGATAAATTTACTGAGATAGGCCGCCACGCATGGGAGGTGATTAAGGCTGCACAGGATGCACCTGATGACCTGAGAGTCTATTTTCTTGCACATACCGAAGAAACCCCTATGGGGCGCGTGAAAATGAAAACTATCGGCAAAATGCTGGACGAGAAAATCACTGTCGAAGGCATGTTTACTATAGTTCTTCGCACTCTTACCCGCGATGACCAGTTCTTTTTCACCACGAAAAACAACGGTGCAGACACTGTCAAATCCCCAATGGGAATGTTTGATTCCAATGAGATTGATAACGATCTCTCTTTCGTCGATGCCACTGTTTGTGATTACTACGGCATCAATAATGTTCATCAAATTAAGGAAAACGCCGCATGAGCAACGTGATTTTTACTTATAACGAAGAAGCAGCACTGACCGCAGGGCAAGGTGGTTTTATTAACGAAACTGGCGCCCATATCATTACCATTACTGAAGCAGAACTAAAGCAATCAGAAAAAGGAGCCAAATTTATTGAGTTTTCTGGAGAATCCGACGACGGACGTAAAATCCAATATCTTAGCGTCTGTGTTCAGAAAAATGACGGAACGGAAAACAAATTTGGCGCAAATGTCGTTCACGCCATGATGGGGTGTGCCGGGATTGGACAATTAACGCAGCATATGGTTTCCGCCAGTAAATTTGTTGCACCTGAATTTCATGGAAAGAAAATCGGGTTAGTGCTCCAGAAAGTATTAACCACAAACAAAAAGACTGGCGCAGACAACTACCAGATGGAAATACGCATCCCGTTTATTGCACAAACAGGTCAAACCCTTAAAGAAAAGGCAGAAGGCAAGCAACCAGAAACTATCGCCAACATGGTTGCCAATCTCAAAGATAAAGACAATCGCTCTAAAAACGTAAGCCAGAATCATGCAGATGATTATGGTTACAGCAAGAACGATTACCCTGCTTTCTGATTACTGAAAATAAGGCTCCCATTATGCCAGCGCCTCTGTATGGTGCGGATGACCCGCGCAATTGCTCCGGTAGCTCCAAGGCGGAGGTGCTGGAAAATATCAAAAACATTTTCGACACGTTTATCGATCTGCCACCAGAAACAAAAGCAGAACGGATGTACCGACGCGATATACAACTCGCGTTAAAAAATGAGAAGGACCGAACAAACGAAACATCAATCCGACCATTCCGCAAAGCCACATATACCCACTTCCCTGAATATATCGACCCGCGGCTGCGTAATTATCGATCACGCTATGGCGCTATCAGTAATGACTGAGGAATTTACCATGAGAGGACTTGCATACAACCCCGGCATTCTTCCGGCAGAAATGATTATTCGCCAGCGCGTAAAGCCAATGCCATCGAGAGAGGAATTGCTAAAGAGAAATTCTTTTCCGTCAGTGAATCAAAACAAATATCTGAATGCGATGTTGCGGAGTGGGAAGAAATGAAACAAATGTCACTAATTGAGATGGATGGATTCCTGAAAGGTAAATGCATCCCAAGCGATTTAAAGGTTAACGAAACAAACGCTGAATATCTGGTGCGTAAATTTGCTGAAGCGGAGGCCAAGTGCGCGGCGCTGGCGGCGGAGAGTGCGCTGGCTCGTAAGGCAGTTCAGGCATTCTGCGATGTTGTTGGCGACAACACCGAGGTTATCGCTGAGGTGGTTGGGCGAGATGGCGTTCTGGTTATTTTGGAGGCAATGAAGGCAACAGGAAATATGCCAGCCACCGATGCTTTCCTGTCTGAAGTGCGGGCGCAGGGAGTAGAGATGATGCGCGAACATCCATCAATCAAACTTTGTTCTTTGACGCACATATGTGATGAGTTAGCCGCCCAGCTTCGCAAAGGAGGCAACCAGTGAGCGGAAAAAGAATGACTAACAGAGAGCTTGTCGATGCCGCGATTAAGCTTGCTGGTGATTTTTATTCAATGATGGGGTACACGCATCGCCCAGGCTTCAAATATTGGGAGTCTCCTCACCCGCAAGAGCAACTGGTATTTCAAATGGCCTGCCGTGCTTTTGAGGTTATTCGCGGTTCTGATGTGATGGACGCCGTTGCCGACTTGGAGGATGAAGAGTGAGCGAAATTAATTATCAGGCACTGCGTGATGCGGCAGAAAAGGCAACGAAAGGGAGCTACATCGTAGGGCATACATCTGTTAACCAGCACGGCAATTTAACAGGAGTTTTTGTTTGCCAAAAATGGAAAGGAGAACCCGGTGGCGTGATTGCAGAATGTCATGTTAACTGCCTGGTTGAAACAGATGTTCAGGCTTATGCAAACGCTGAATTTATTGCTGCTTTTAATCCAAATGTTGCGCTGGCATTGTTGGATGAGATCAACGCATTAGAGGAAACGCGTATCAACGATGTTTGCCGTATTGCGGAACTAACAAAACAACTGGAGTTGGCAAAATCAAAACTCAACGAGCAGCGTGAGTATTACGAGGGCGTTATCTCGGATGGGAGTAAGCGCATAGCAGAGTTAGAAAGTGGTTCTCAGGTACAAAAGTTAGTTGAAGCAATCATTGTTGCGATAGAAAACGAACAGGAACGTCTTTTTGATGAAGATTACCTAATGGATTCGAAAGAATGCATTGACGTAATTCGTGAAGAAGTAAAGCGATGGAATGATTCCCGTGCCGCTGGCATTCGCATCAAAGGAGAGTGATATGGCGTTAACACACAGCGAACTCTGTCAGATTGCGCACAAGTTCCTTAAGCGCAACGGGTTCAAGGTCTGTTTTCATGACCGCTTTATAGCTGTAACCAGTACCGGAGAACAGCCAGATGCTATGGGATTCAGAAATTCAGCATCATGCCTGATAGAGGCGAAGTGTTCTCGTGCTGACTTGTTGGCAGATAGAAAAAAGCGTTTCCGTAAAAATCCCTCACTTGGCATGGGCGACTGGCGATTCTTTATTAGTGAGCCGGAAATTATTTCAGTTGAGGATTTACCTCCCGGCTGGGGATTACTTCACGTTGTTAACGGAAGAGTACGGAAAGTACATGGATGGCCCAAGGGTAATTGCTGTTGGGGTAATCCTGACGATAAGCCATTTACTGGAAATAAGCAGGTTGAATGCGATTACATGTTATCTGCATTAAGGCGCATGGAGTTGAGAGGGCACCTTAATGAAATATATGACGGTGTAATTGTTAATAAGAAAGAAGGAAACGCGGCATGACCACTATTACCAAAGAGCGACTGCTGACAATCAAGCAGTGGCGCGAAACATACAGACCTGGTAGCAACGTTGTACTGCCAGCAGAAGAAGCGGAAGAACTGGCACGAATTGCTCTGGCATCGCTTGAGGCAGAGCCGGTGGCGTGGAAGGTAACCTTCACGCAAATTGACCGTGAATATAACACGTTCACTGGTATGTATCCTGACAAAGCAGAAGTCGAACGGGGGGTGCGGCTGCATAAAGCATGTAATTTTCGGGCAGATATAACACCGCTTTATACCGCTCAGCCAGTGCCGGTAACTCCGGATGGTTGGATAAGCTGTAGTGAGCGAATGCCGGACGACACCAAAATGTTACTGGCATTTAGTCAAGGTCAAATAGTGGCAGCATATTGGAACTGGGTAATGAGTCCAATTGATTACAAAAAATATAGAGCTTTCACATATTTATCAGGAAATATCTTGGATGACGTAACCCACTGGATGCCGCTGCCAGAACCGCCGCAGGAGGTTAACCGTGGCTAACCTGCAACTTGCCGTCAAAGGTGAATAACAATCCTCGCACTCGCGGGGATTTCTTTTATCTGAACTCGCTACGGCGAGTTTTGTTTTATGGAGATGATAAATGCACTTCCGAGTCACAGGTGAATGGAATGGAGAGCCATTCGACAGGGTTATCGAAGCAGAGGACATCAACGACTGCTATAACCACTGGATGATATGGGCGCAGATAGCGCATGCAGACGTAACCAATATTCGAATTGAAGAACTGAAAGAACACCAAGACGCCTGATGGCGGTTTTTTATTGGAGACAAGAAATGTCAGATTTGGCTATGAAGGTTTTGAAATGGCAATCAACTGGCGATGTCGGCATCAGTAGCGCAACTCTTGCCTCAATCGCATGTGGACTGAAAAAAAATATCTATGGTCATCACTTCGGCGCTCCACATGACGCAGCAGACTTCCGGCGATGCGTTGCACTTGTTGAGCAGATTCCAGAAATCAGAGATTCATTCGACAAGGTTGCAAAGCGCGTTCCGGCATTCAAAGGCATCCTCAACGAATGGGATTCTCTCGTTGCTCTGTTGAAGTTTGAAATGAAGATACACGGAAACAAAGCACCAGAGACTTACAGAAGAATCAGCGAGCTACGCAAGGACTAACCATGAAATAACACCGCCTCACACTCGATGAGGCCTGTTCATTGCTCAATGATATCCAGACCTACCATCGCCGCATCAATGCGGCTTTTTCTTGCGTGTAATTGCGGAGACTTTGCGATGTACTTGACACTTCAGGAGTGGAACGCACGCCAGCGACGCCCAAGAAGCCTTGAAACAGTTCGTCGATGGGTGCGCGAATGCAGGATATTCCCTCCTCCGGTTAAGGATGGAAGAGAGTATCTGTTCCACGAATCAGCGGTAAAGGTTGACTTAAATCGACCAGTAACAGGTAGCCTTTTGAAGAGGATCAGAAATGGGAAGAAGGCGAAGTCATGAGCGCCGGGATTTACCCCCTAATCTTTATATAAGAAACAATGGATATTACTGCTACAGGGACCCAAGGACGGGTAAAGAGTTTGGATTAGGCCGAGACAGGAGGATAGCAATCACTGAGGCTATACAGGCCAACATTGAGTTATTTTCAGGACACAAACACAAGCCTCTGACAGCGAGAATCAACAGTGATAATTCTGTTACGTTACATTCATGGCTTGATCGCTACGAAAAAATTCTCGCCAACAGAGGAATCAAGCAGAAGACACTCATAAATTACATGAGCAAAATTAAAGCAATAAGGAGGGGTCTGACTGATGCTCCACTTGAAGACATCACCACAAAAGAAATTGCAGCAATGCTCAATGGATACATAGACGAGGGCAAGGCGGCGTCAGCCAAGTTAATCAGATCAACACTGAGCGATGCATTCCGAGAGGCAATAGCTGAAGGCCATATAACAACAAACCCGGTCGCTGCCACTCGCGCAGCAAAATCAGAGGTAAGGAGATCAAGACTTACGGCTGACGAATACCTGAAAATTTATCAAGCAGCAGAATCATCACCATGTTGGCTTAGACTTGCAATGGAACTGGCTGTTGTTACCGGGCAGCGAGTTGGTGATTTATGCGAAATGAAGTGGTCTGATATCGTAGATGGATATCTTTATGTCGAGCAAAGCAAAACAGGCGTAAAAATTGCCATCCCAACAGCATTGCATGTTGATGCTCTCGGGATATCAATGAAGGAAACACTTGATAAATGCAAAGAGATTCTTGGCGGAGAAACCATAATTGCATCTACTCGTCGTGAACCGCTTTCATCCGGCACAGTATCAAGGTATTTTATGCGCGCACGAAAAGCATCAGGTCTTTCCTTCGAAGGGGATCCGCCTACCTTTCACGAGTTGCGCAGTTTGTCTGCAAGACTCTATGAGAAGCAGATAAGCGATAAGTTTGCTCAACATCTTCTCGGGCATAAGTCGGACACCATGGCATCACAGTATCGTGATGACAGAGGCAGGGAGTGGGACAAAATTGAAATCAAATAATGATTTTATTTTGACTGATAGTGACCTGTTCGTTGCAACAAATTGATAAGCAATGCTTTTTTATAATGCCAACTTAGTATAAAAAAGCAGGCTTCAACGGATTCATTTTTCTATTTCATAGCCCGGAGCAACCTGTGAACACATTTTCAGTTTCCCGTCTGGCGCTGGCATTGGCTTTTGGCGTGACGCTGACCGCCTGTAGCTCAACACCGCCCGATCAACGTCCTTCTGATCAAACCGCGCCTGGTACCTCTTCTCGCCCGATTCTGTCGGCAAAAGAAGCGCAGAATTTCGATGCTCAACACTATTTTGCGTCCCTGACGCCAGGTGCTGCAGCGTGGAATCCTTCCCCAATTACCTTGCCTGCGCAACCTGACTTTGTTGTCGGCCCGGCGGGTACTCAAGGTGTAACGCATACCACGATTCAGGCGGCGGTAGATGCGGCAATTATCAAGCGTACCAACAAGCGCCAGTATATTGCCGTGATGCCTGGTGAGTATCAGGGAACGGTGTATGTCCCTGCCGCTCCGGGTGGAATTACTCTGTACGGTACAGGTGAAAAACCGATTGATGTGAAGATTGGGCTTTCCCTTGATGGTGGCATGAGCCCTGCCGACTGGCGTCACGACGTCAACCCGCGCGGCAAATATATGCCAGGTAAACCGGCGTGGTATATGTACGATAGCTGCCAGAGTAAACGCAGCGACAGTATCGGTGTTCTCTGCTCTGCGGTCTTCTGGTCACAAAACAATGGCCTGCAACTGCAAAACCTGACCATCGAAAACACGCTGGGTGATAGCGTAGATGCGGGTAACCATCCGGCGGTGGCACTGCGTACTGATGGCGACAAAGTGCAGATCAATAACGTCAACATTCTCGGTCGTCAGAATACCTTCTTTGTCACCAACAGTGGTGTGCAGAACCGTCTGGAAACCAACCGTCAGCCGCGTACGCTGGTGACCAACAGCTATATTGAAGGGGATGTGGATATCGTTTCTGGTCGCGGCGCAGTGGTGTTCGATAATACCGAATTCCGCGTGGTGAACTCACGTACTCAGCAAGAAGCGTATGTGTTTGCACCGGCTACGCTGTCTAACATCTATTACGGTTTCCTCGCCGTAAACAGCCGTTTCAATGCTTCCGGTGATGGCGTGGCGCAACTGGGCCGCTCGCTGGATGTTGATGCCAATACCAACGGTCAGGTAGTGATCCGTGATAGCGCCATCAACGAAGGTTTTAACACGGCGAAACCGTGGGCCGATGCGGTGATTTCCAATCGTCCGTTTGCGGGTAATACTGGCAACGTTGATGATAACGACGAAGTACAGCGCAATCTGAATGACACTAACTACAACCGCATGTGGGAATACAATAACCGCGGCGTGGGTAGCAAAGTGGTTGCAGAGGCGAAGAAGTAA